ATTCATGACTGGTTTCCTTTGTAAGTAAGTCAGCCATGACTATATCTCGTCGATGTATTTATGCGACAACCAATTACAAAGGCGGCGAGATTGATTAGCCTGATGCCAAGCCAGAGGCGAAGACGCATGATGCTGGTGCCGGTGACTTTGATTTCGACGGTGGCCGTGACTTGCTTCATTGCGTCTTGGGCGCTTACGGTGACTGTTTTCATGATTTGACCCCAAAGCCCAGAGCCTCAAAGTCGAAATCTGCGGCAACGATGTTTTCGCCAAAACCCTCTGTGTCCTTGATGATTGACAGGCGCTGGGTTGCGTGGTTTTTGGTGTGACTGTTGAATGGGTCATCGAAGTCAACGATGAATGCCACATTCGGGCCTTTCTTCTTTGCACGCAGTCCACGACCAATGCGCTGACGCAAAGCGACTTCAGCTTTACCCCCGCCCGCGAGAATGATCATTCCGACTGCGGGAACGTCAACACCCACGTCCAGAATCGTTGTCCCGATGAGAACGTTCGTTTTCCCGCTGGCGAGCTTAGAGAGCGCTGCTTTGCGACCGACTTGACCGTCGGCACCTTGAATGAACTCTGTTGACAGACCTTTGGCTTCAAGCATTTCGAGCAGGTTGTCGCCGTGCTTTTTGTGCTGAACCAGCACCATGACGCTCAGACCAAGACGAGCGGCGCGCGTGGCCTCGTTGACGATGCAGGTGTTGCGCTCGATGTTGTCAACGATACCGATGCGGTACGCTGGCTGCCAGGCGGTGCCGCGCAGCAGTGTGCTTGGCTTGTTCTTGAGGTGAACGATCTTGAAGTAGGGTTTGGCCAGGATGCCGCGATCAATCAAAAGCTTTTCAGAAACCTTGATTGCGATTGGGCCGGAGCTTGCCATCAGGCGCATGTTTGCCTCTTCGTCATCCTTCATGAACGGCGTGGCGGTCAGTGCGAGGCGGTAATGGGCGTTCTTGCAGTGCTTCAGAATGTCAAAGTAGCTATTGCCGGACGACTCATGAGCCTCTTCGAGAATTACGAACTCAAACTTCTCCAACATTGAGATTGTTTGGTTCCGAATCTTGATTTGAATGTTCTGCTCTTTGACCGTATCGTCCTCATCTGGCATCTTGAGGCGGCTCATTAGCGTCTGAACCATGCCTACACTCATTTTGTTGATGACTTGCTTGCCTTTGACCGTGTGTCCGAACTGGCCATCACCCAATACCGAGCAAGCGATGCCCATATCGCTTTCAAAAGCATCCTTCATCTGATACATCAAGATGCCACGGGTGGTAAGAAACAGTGTCGGGCGATTGATTCGCGAGAAGGCGAGACGCGCAATGCGAGATTTGCCACCACCGGTAGCGACTTGCGCAATGATTTGGCCATGTTTGACAAGCCTACGCACGACCTCCATCTGGTAATCGTATCTGGGGTCTTCTGGAAAGGCATCGACGGTTGGGTTTTCTGGGCCAAGAGGCAGCGGTAACGGTTTCTTGACGTGCCGTACCACATGATCATTGCGGCGTAGATGCGCCGAGACGAAATGTGTGAAGCCAGCGGGGAAAGAACCGGTGCGGAAGTCGAGAAAAGAACTGCGGCCGTCCCAATTGCCTTTCTTGAATGCGTCCGTATGTTCGCAGCCGGCGACTTCATAGCTCAGTATGCGCTGAACTTCCAGCTTTAACTCTCTGGATGGCTCATGAAGCTTCGCATGTACGGCGTTGCTTGCGATAGTTACTATTTCTTTGGTCATTAGGGGTTGCCAGTTATGGATAAATAGGGTAAAGTATAAGTCATCAGTGACTTACAAGCAACAGAAAGTATAAGTATTCAAATGATTCCAAAATCCATCTCCGTCGAAATGGTCAATCCGGCCACACTGACGCCAAACCCGTGGAACACCAATGTGGTGTCGCCCGACAACGAAACGAAGTTGGAGGAGTCCATCAAGCGTCTCGGCATGTTCAAACCAGTCGTTGTCAGAGAGACAAAGGACGGACTTCAAATCATCGGTGGCGAACACCGCGCTCAGATTGCCAAGCGAATTGGCATGAAGTCCATTCCGATCGTCAATCTTGGCGCAGTGGACGACAAGAAGGCCAAAGAGATTGGACTTGTCGATAACGGGCGATACGGTTCCGATGACACCCTCCAGTTGGCTGAGTTGTTAGAAGGCTTGGGCACGGTGGAGGAGTTGGCCTCGTTCATGCCATTTGGTGAGTCAGACCTGGCTTCAATCTTTTCTTCTGTAAATATAGCGTTGGATGACTTAGACATTCCCGACGAAGATGAGATTCCCAAGGTTCCCAAAGAGAAACCCATGCAGACCCATCAGGTGATGCGGTTCAAGATTCCGATTGATGACGTTGGCCCGCTGACGGATCAGATCAATTCGGTGATGAAAAGCCAAAAATTCACAGAAGGGGATAGCCTTGAAAACGCCGGAGATGCTCTTGTCTTCATTTGCAAACGCTCTGAGGTCTGAAATGACGATCAAGCTTTACAAGTTCGAGGAATGCGAAAGCTGCATTAACCGCGAATTTGACCCATTTCAGTGTTTGGACTGCGAGGACGCTGAAAACTTTGAGCCAGAAGAACCTGAAGAAGAGGTTGACGAGCCTGAAGAAATGGAATACGCCGACTTCATTGAGCTTTACAAGGAGATGATGTGAAAGATTTGAAAATTACGCTGTGGGACATTGATCGCATCACGCCTTACGAGTTGAATGCCAAAGAACACAACGAAAAGCAGATTGAAAAGATCGCCAAAAGCATTTCGGAGTTCGGCTGGGACCAACCGATCGTCGTTGATAAGTCTGGGGTCGTGATAAAGGGTCACGGTCGTCGATTGGCTGCAATCAAGCTGGGTCTGAAGCAGGTGCCAGTGCTGTTGCGTGATGACCTGAATGAAGATCAGGTTCGTGCCGCGCGCCTGGCAGACAACCGAGTTGCTATCGGCAACATCGACACGGAAATGCTTCAAAAGGAGCTTGCAACGCTCAAATTTGATCTTGATGGCATCTTCGACAAGAAGGAGCTTGAGTTCATGGCGGCCGATCTTGGCACGATGAATGAAGAGGCGTTTGTTGACGATCTTGACTTTGAGGTTGAAAAGCAGACCTCAGAGACCGCCGAGAAGATTTCGGAAGCGGACGCTCGCGAGGTGCGTTTAGACCAGGCGCTTGGCTTCAAGACGATCAAGGGCAAGGATGAGCGGCACGTCGCGCGATTCATGGCCCAGATTGAAGCAGAGAGCGGTCTGCCGCCGTCAGAGGCATTCTGTCACTTCGTTCGCGGCATCATGGAGCTAAGTCATGACTGACTACATCCTGGACAAGCGCTTTGAAACCAGAGCGGTGCGATCGCCACGCGTGTTGGATGTAGCGGAAGCTTTTGGGCTTGGCTTGGACGACAAAGAGTTCGTGGTGTTCGACAAGCAAAAGATCACGGTCAACCAAGGCGACGTTGTTTACATAACCGGAGAGTCTGGCTCAGGCAAGTCGATTGCGCTGCGCGAACTGTCACGCCTGATGACGGAAGAAGGTTTGTCTGTGACAAACATTGACGAGATTGAGCTTTTGGACATGCCGATGATTGATCAGATCGGCAAGAACACAAACGAAGGCATCAATTTCATGCAGCTTACTGGGGTCAATGACGCAAACATTTGGCTGCACAAGCCAAGTCAGTTGTCGGATGGCCAGAAGTATCGGTTCCGCCTGGCCAAGATGATCGAGTCGGGCGCCAACGTTTGGGTCGCGGACGAGTTCTTAGCGGTGCTGGATCGAATCACCGCAATCAGCGTGGCGTTCAGTATGCAGAAGACTGCAAGGCTTGTCGGCGCAACGCTGATGGTGGCAACAACGCATGACGACATGGTGGCGAACCTGGCGCCGAACCTATACATCAACAAACGCTATCGAGAAAAGATCGAAATCGTTTACGCAAAAGAGGCTGCCAAAGATGTTTAACGACTTTATCGCCTACTCAAAAATAGTCATCGTTGGCTGGTACATGTACTTTTCAGAACTTTGGCAGTCATTTGTCGATGTGATGGAGCGAAAAGACGATGACAACTGGCCGCCAGGCGGGTGCGCGGCGTGAACTATGGCGACTTCGCTATCATTTTTGTTGGCGCTTTCGTGTCTGTCTTTCTGCTGGGTCTTCAATCGAAGAACGTAAATCAAGGCAGATACCTTGCAGCCATCGTAACAAGCCTTGGCATCAGCGTAAGTCAATTCATTTTTGTTCGATACGCATCGAGTGGCGATTACGCCGTCCTCGCGGTGTCGGCAGCAGGTGGGTGCTGCGGCATAGCGGCAGCAATCTGGTTCTACCAGACATTTTTAGAAAGATTGAGGAAATCATGACGTATCAACCATACCAACAGCGCGTTGTTGACGAACGAGCGGAGCTGGATCAGAAGCTTGAAAAGCTGGCCACCTTTCTTGAATCGAGCGCGTCCAGCAACATTGCGAAAGACGAGAAGATGCGCATGGTCAAACAAGCAATCGCAATGCGTCTGTATTCCTCAATTTTGAGCGAGCGCATTGAGGCATTTCAATGAGGTTTGCAAACACGCCGTTACCCGCGCCTGCGCCTTTGCCGCCGCAGCGACCACTGATGCCTTGGCCACTGCCGCCAGAGGAGCCAAAGCCGTGGGAAGACGATGACTTTTATCCTTGGATTGAGCCATGATCATCGTTGACAACCAGGATGTTTTGATCGAGACACGCGAGGTGCCTAAAGAGCACAGGTTTTCGCTGATGCCGGAGATTTACGTCGAGCGCGGCACGAAGGAAGACTGGAACTTGCTTCACGAGTTGCACTACAAGGCGGAGAGCCTTGGCATTGGGCCGCAAATCTACCGCTGTGTTTTACGCGGGCGAACGATTGGTGTTGGCGTTATGACCATGCCAAGAATGCTGCTGAAGGGCCGCAACAGCGTTTTTGACAAGTATCTCAAGCCAAATCAAGGCGGCATGGATACAAGGATGACCAATCGACAGCGAGCTGAGTGGATCAACGCTCGCATGTGCGTGAATTCGCGCCTGGTACTGGACACCACGTTTCGCGGGGCCGGCATTGCGTACAGGATGCAGAACATCATGATGCGAATGTCTGGCAAAAAGATCATTGAGTTCCAGTCCTCAATGTCAAAGTTCAATCCGTTCGCGTCAAAAGCAGGTGTGCGCTTCACGGCACCAACGCGATCGACATACTACGAGCGCGGACTTGCCTGGTTCAGACGTTGGTTCGAGTCAGTTCCGACTGACTTTGTTGGGGTGATGGCGGAGATTAACCTGATGCCGGCACCAATTCGCGAGAGATGCGTTGAGGAAATGCGCCAGTTCTACTACAAGTCATCATCTTTGGAAAAGACGGGTAAGAACAGAGAAAACGGGATGAGCAAGGTCAACGAATTCCCGGTTGAAAAGCTACTGAAGAGCCTTCAGCAGTTGGTTTTCGCCAGTCCACTGTACGGAATCTACAAGAATCCAGACTACGACGACGAAGCCGACAAGCCAATTGAGCTTCCGGGTCGTATTCCGATTTTGGCCTTCGACAACCAAGCTTTAGACAAGCCAATGAACCTATCCAAACTGAGACAGCAATGCGACTTACTGAAAAACAGCTTGAACTGATGCGGGTAATCATCGCCGGCAACGACAACGGGACACCAACGGACTTGGATCAAGTCATTGAGAGACTGAAGTACGAAACGACAAAGGAGTCCGTTCAGTTCTCAATTAGGGCTTTGATCAAGCACGGGTTGATTGAAAAACTTGGGTCTGACAAAAGACGGGGCCGGCGACGGGTTCTTATTGGGGCAACCATGTTGGGAAATCACTTCGCGGGGCCGAGATTTTCTACTCCAATGACTATTTCGGTCGAGGAGGATGAAGAAATTCAAGCTCTGGAGTTGGTAGAAGACTGACTTGGGTGACTTGGGGCCGACACGTCTAACTGATAGTATATAGATATAAGTTAAGTCACTATTGAGTTAATAAAGAATACTTTCGGAGAGACGACGGGAGTCCAAGTCGGGAACAACGGAAAAATAAAGTCATGACTGACGTATTAAAGCAACAATCTGTGGTAGTATCGGCACCAGCTAATTCCTTTCTGGGCGTTACCTCCACGGCGCAACTCTCCTTGCGCCATTTTTTTTGAGGTGACGAAATGACAAAGGTAATGACACCAGCAGCCGAAGCAGCCGAAGCAGCCGAAGATGCAAAGACAAAAGGTAAGCGGCTGACCCCAAGACAATGGGCATCAGTTGAGGCAGCCTGGATGGCCGGCACCATGACGCGGGAAAAGCTGGCTGAAAAGTTTGGCATCTCAACGCGATCAATTCAGCGGCACATGGTCGAAAAGAAGATCGTTCGGGGCGGCAAGGCGGAAGAGCATCGAGAGGCCGTCATCCAAGAGATTGGCAAGTCTCAGATTGACGAAGCTCAGATATTGGCGGCTCGAATTCGAGAAACCAAAGAAGAACACTACAAGATGGTGGCC